GTGCTCGACAATATGCTGCCGACGACCAAGCTCGTCGATAAGCGCGACGACGGAACCAAGCGTCTGTGATGGTGGGCGCGGTGGGACTTGAACCCACGACCGAGCGGATATAAGCCGCCGACTCTGACCGTCTGAGCTACGCGCCCTCGTGCTAGAATCACGACCGTGATGCTTGTGGTTGGTCACCACAGATATCTCATCTGTCGTTGTTGGGGGCCGTGCCGTGTGTCAGACGCGGCACGGCCTTTTCACTTCTTGGGCGAATATATTCGAGCGCAGGACATGGCGATGAGGGCCGCGTCGGTGAGGCCGGAGTCGGCCGACTTCGAGCGCACTGGCATCATCGGAAAGAGTTCACGCGCGACGACGAAAGAGGTCTGCTTTTTATCGACGGACGGACGGCCGGCGAACGCGACGCGCTGCCACGCCTGAGGCTTGATCTTGTGACACGGCGAGCTCGTGGCCGCGATCGCGCCGAGCCAGAGACCGTAGCCCACGCCGAAACGGAACATCGACACCACGCCTTGCCCCGGCGCGGCGGCGACATCCTCGATGCAGAACCTCGCCGTGTTGCCGTCCTTACCATAGAAGCCGGCCAGCTCGACCACGAGAGCTCCGAGCGTGCGCTCGTCGTACTGCGCCTTCGCGCCGGCGAGACCCTCGATGATCGGCGTGCGGTGGCTGGCCTTGTAGTTCAGCGAGTCGTCGAGCACGACCAGTCCGCCGTGCAAGCCGGGGTCAATGCCGATCCAGTGAGTGCCCATCAGAACAGCACCGTCTGGGCCGGCGGCGCGACGAGCGGCACGCGGTGATAGTCACGCTGCGCGGTGGCGAAGATCGAGAAGCACGCGTGGCACAGCGGGCCCTTGTGGTGCGGGCCTGTCGGATCCCAGAACGCGTAAGCAAGCACGCGTGCGTCGGTGTGGTGGCATCGTTCGCACTGGCCGACTGTAGGCAGCATGCGAGCCCACGATAGCGACGCGACCGCGCTCTTGGCCTTGTGGGTCTCGGCCAAGTGAAACGACGCGTGGCAAGCGCGGCAGAGCCAATGGACGGGGTACGAGTCGGCCTTGTCCCGACCGACGACGGACTTCGGCGCGTAGTGGTGCCGCTCGAGGCTCTTCGACCGTTCGCCGCAGGCAAGGCAGGAGGGGCTCACGCGTCAGTCCTCGTGGTCTTCGCCGAAGGCTTGCGGCTCGTCGGCCGGCGGCGGCGTGTTGAGGATCTGCTGCATCTGACCGGGCGAGCAGACATACGCGCTGCCATCCTTGGTCGCGTACAGCCAGCGTCCACGACCACGGCCGGACGGCTGGTTGGTCTGCTGCTTCAGGGCTTGCGCCTTCAGCGGTGCCGGCATCTGGGCCAGCATGTCTTGCCAGCGAAGTGCCGCGAGCGAGTACACGGTCGAGCCGCACAACGGACAGTTGGAAGTCATGACGCGGATCTTAGCAGGGCTGCAATCTCGCGCACGGCCTTCGCGCGTGCAAGCCGCCAACGCTGAACCTCCGGCATCACGAGCTCGACCTTGTGGCCCATCATGCCGAGGACATGGTGCATCATCCGCAGGTGCCGGTGGTGACGCTCGAGCGTGCGCGACTTGATGCTGGATGACACGAGCATCGCCACGATGCCGTCCATCTGGCCGTTCCTTACTTCGACTCGAACCATCAGGTCGCGGCTGTTCTTCTTCACGCGACCGCCGGTGACACGAATGGTCAGCGGCCTGTTAGTCACTGGCAAGCCGCGCAACGCGGAAAGGTCGTAGAACATCTCGAACGCCAGAGGCGCGAGCGTCGGGTAGCGGTGATCCATGAGAGGTGGGAGGGTGTGGGTGAGACTATGACTCACATCTCCGCGCCCGTCGAGTCGGGCATGGAAACCTTGCGGAATGCTTTTCTTTTGCACCACCACACCGCTCCTCAATCCGGCACGCTCTCGAGTGCCGGCTGTTCGCCTTGTTCTTTCAGGTACGCACGCAGCAACACCGTGTAGTTGATGATATCGACGAGCGTGTCCTCGACGCTCTCGTCCTTGACTTGCAGCTCGCCGTTCTTCGTGTACTGGCTAAGGCGCGAGATCTTGTCGGTGATGCGCACGAGGATGCCCTGCTCGACGGAGCACAGCCCGAACGCCTCGCACTGGCGCAGATTGAAGAACGGGTCGGTGTTCGACGCGTAGTCATGGTTCTTCTTCTGCATCACGCGGAAGGCCTTGTCGGTGAGCGCGGCGTGGATGTCGAGGAGTTGTGAGCGGTGCATGGTGTAGGTGGGCCAGCAGGAAGATGACACTCGACGGCACCTGCTGGCCCGTGTGCCGACCAAAGCACGAGAGCCGCCGTCGAGTTGTTAGGGATGCTGGCCGTCGGTGTCGCACCACCGACTTGCCTCCGGCCAGCACAGCGAAGACCACAGCGGTCTTTGCGCGGGAGATTCTAGCAGCCGCTCTTCGTAAGGAGACTCATCGTGAAGCGGTACTTGCTCACGCGGGGGATCCTCTTGATTACCGCGTCTTGTGGAACATTTCCGCGTCGGCCGTACTTCTTGCCAGTTCGGATGTCCACATAGTCACATCTGGGTGACTTCCTCTCGTCGTCTGTCCTTCCATCCTGCCTCCAGTTCGCCGCCTTGTAGATCGTGCCCTTGTGACCTGCACTTGGGTCGGCGTATGAGATCAGGTGCTGCACATCGGAAAAGTTCCTTTTGATGTGCTTGACGGACTGAGAGATGAGCCAAGTCTCTGCGTTCTTCGGGACTTCATCGAGAAGATAAAGTCGCGCGAGCTCCCAAGTGTGGCCTCCATACCTTTTGTTCACTTCCCTTGGTGGAGCAGAATAGATGATGCAGCCGACCGGCTTGCCGTTGTGCCTCATCATCATGCACAGCAGCACAATGGCTGGCCGCTTCCTCAGATAGTGAGCGCGGACGAACTCGTCCACATCTGCAACCTTACACGCACTCACGATGCATGCTCTTCTCCAAGTTGAGTCGAAGAGCGGGACGGATAGATCCGGCTTCATCTAGCAGCCGCTCTTCTGGTCGAGGTCGGCCTGCTCGATGGCTTCGCGCACATCGGGCTCGTCGTTCAGGTCGCTGGTGTGCTCGATCTTGAAGCCCACGACGATGTCGATGACTTCTTGCTCCGTGAGTTCGCCGTTGTCGAGCGCGGTCGTGTCACGGTCGGTGGCCTCGAGCGCGTCACGCGCGACCTCGTGTGCATACGGCCAGTCGTCCATGCCCAGCACGGAGAAGTCCGTCACCTGTCCTTCCTCAACGGACAGATCGAGGACTAGCCCAAAGACTTTTACGCTGACCTCGCCGGTGAAGTTGCACGCCCTGTCCTCGTCGTAGAAGTAGGGCTGCTCCAGATATTGCTGATGCTCTCTCATCTCTTGCTCCTTGGTCGGTCGGTGGATCTGCCGGGCGTGAACACCCAGCAGATGATCAAGACTACGGCAACGGCGAGCAGTGCTGCAACGAACACCAACTCGCCGAGCCGTCTCACTCGGTCAGAATCCACTGCATAATCGAGGTCATGGGCGATCTCTTCGTGACTTTGTATTCCATGTATCTGTCCCACAGGAACGGCACGACATCGTCGAGGTCGCCTTCTGGCCGCACGCTGAAGTCTGTGGTCTGCACTAGTTCGATCGCTCTCTCGAGGTACTTCTTGAAGACATCAACGCGCAGGCCGTAGGACTCGGCGAAGTACTCGTAGTCGTCTTCTGTCTTGAGATCGCCTTGCCTCCACAAGAGGAACGCGTAGTCCATGCGGTTCGATTCCTCTTGGATGCCGACCTTGGGAAGCAGCCTTCTGTTCTGGTTGGCTTCTTTCAGCAAAGTACCCAAGAGCATGTTGCCGTTCGCGTGGTGGCACAGGTTGTGGCATCGCTGGCAGACGGTGACCGTGCGCGTGCCGCCTCGAGACTCCGGCACCACATGATGCTCGTGCAGCCTATCCGTGCTGCCACACTCAAAGCAGGACTTCATGAGTCGGCCTTCTCGCGCTTCCTCAGGTACTCGGCGAAGAGCCCGTACACATTGCCGACGAGGTGCAGGCCGGCGGGGTCGGTCTTGTACATCCTCTTCCCCAGCACGCCGAGCGCGAGCAGGATGGCATCGAGTTCACGGTCGCCGGTGTTCGGCTTCTCGATGGACTCCTTGAGGCACGCGTTGCAGCAGTAGTCACCGACGCTGCACTGGACGAGAAGATCGTCGCGGCCGCACGCCGAGCAGGTGCCGTGGCTGAGTTCGAGGTCGTTGAGGTTCATGAGGTCACCTAGCTTTCTCCAATCCGATCGGAAAGCTCGGGATCCACATACGGGGAGTTCCAATCAAGCGGCTCGCTCATCAAGAGAAGCTGACTGTGCTCCCATAGAAGTGAGTTTACAATCTCTTTGTCTTCTGTGATCACAACTGACTCGAAGCTCTTGCCTGCATTCTTTGTCCAGTTGAAGCTGCCGATCCAAGCCGCAGCAAAGCATCCCTCCTCATGACATTTTCCACAGGATAGATGACGACTTGCTGTCGCACTATAATGGTCATGCCACGGCACGTAGGTCACGTAGGCCTCTGAATCGGTGTCTTTGTGGCTCAGATGAGCGCCGCTGCCATTGCCGCATCCCCTCATAAACACCGCAAACTTGTGATGCATCTTCGGAGACCAACGCTGCTTCAGTGAAAGTCCAACGCATCTAAGAGATTCAACGTCAAGATTGCAATTCCAGCCAGTGCTTGTTTCAACAAACCTCCTACCTACCTCTAGATAGGTATTTACACCACCGCCGAGACGGTCATACTTTGACCTCAGTTCATTGTAGAATGAAGTTTCGTTACGACTTACTTTGTCTGTGTAGTCTGGCCTGAGGAAGTCTTCTTTGTTGACAATGATCTGAACCCTGCGCTCGGCCTTCGACCACTCTAGCGGTTCTGCAAGGGCATCAAGAATCTCAGGGTGTGTGATCCAAGCGATACAACCAAAGACCTTGTCACTCTTGCGGATCATTTCAATACAGCGTTGTGCATGATTGCGAAGCACTAACTCAGCCGACTCACCCCTGACGCTGTAGTCTTCTTGTGGAGTGCGATCTACTTCTCTTCCTGACCAGTCTCGATATGAGGGCTTGCCCTCGATCGGCAAGTTGACTAAGTCTTGTCTGTCCTTGATGGTTCTACTCACGGCCCCACCTCCCACTCCAAGATGATCGTCGGGAAGTCGAGCTTGCCCTGCGCTTCTTCGGCTCCGATCCGTGTGGCGAAGATGCCTTGCAGCGCGTTGTAGTACTCGGCCATCAAAACATAGACCTTCGCCATCTCCTTGGCATTGCCTGACACAAGAACATTGTCGGACACCTTGGTGCAGCTATACACCCAAGAGTCGCCGCACAAATAAGCCTCGCCCGACACCTGAGCCTCGCCTGACGCCAGAGCATCGCCGTACACGCGCGCGTTTTCATAGACCCTAGCTCTGTCGAATACGCGAGCAAAGCCGTACACAAAAACGTCGCCAAATACCTGAGCGTCGCCAAATACCTGAGCGTCGCCAAATACCTGAGCGTAGCCAAATACCTGAGCGTCACCAGACACCCGAGCCTTGCCAAACACTTGAGCGTTGCCGAACACTTGAGCGTTGTCCGTCACCCAAGCGTTGCCGTACACCCGCGCACTGTCGAAGACCCGAGCGTTGTACACCCGAGATTTGCCGAAGACCCGAGCATCAGGCCCAATAAACGCAGTCTCTGTAACCGTTGCCGTGTCAGCCACCCAGCCTCTGCCATTCGGATGTTTGTGTGCAGGCACGGGGCCGTTGCCGTCTTGAAAGTCGAAGGTCGTAGTCACTTGTCCATCTCCTTCTTGACCTTGGCCCAGTAGCCGAGCGTCGCCTTCTTCGTGTGGCCCTTCGGCCCGCCGTTGTGAATGCGAGCGAGCGTCTCCCAGTCCTTCGACTCCAGAGCCTTGGGCGCGTAGCGAGCAAAGTAGGCGAGCATGGTCTGCTCGGAGTATGCCGCGTCGGTCGAGCAGTCCTCGTAGCGGCCGGCCTTCATGCGTGCATCCGCGTGGTACGCACGCTGGATCTGGTACGGCCCGATGCTCGCGCCCTTGTCACCGACGGCTCCCTTGCCGGCGTTCGGCAAGCCGCCGGTCTCGACGCGACGGATGGCATCGAGGAACACGCGCGTGTCCTTGTCGATCGGGCGTTGCGCGAAGGCCGACACGCTCGACAGAACGAGAAGCGCGAGGGTCAGGAAGTGCTTGGTCTTAGTCATCAGAATAGCTCCAGTTGTTGAGTGGTCTTGAGTTCGAACGGCTTGAGCGAAGCCAGCAGGGCTTCGACTCCTTGCCTGAGGTAGATGGTCAGGTCATCCAACTCTTCGACCTCGTGGATATCGCCGCTTGAGTAGATTCCGAAATCCGGCGTGCTGTCGGTGGAACTATCCGGCGTTTCCAGATAGTTGGCCCCAGACTCCTTGTTCCGCGTGATGAAGATGTCGCCGCTGTTCCGGCCCTGCTTCACGATGAACCGCCGGCCGAGGGCCAGAGCCTTCAGTATCTGCTCCCGCGCGTACTCCGGCTGGTCGAGGATCGACACGATGTAGGTGGCGTCGGGGTGGTAGTGGAAGCGCAGCAAGAGCGCGGTGCATAGCGTCTCGGCATCCTCGCGCACCTGTGCCTTGAACGGCATGCGCATCCCGTTCGTCGGATCGATCACCCCGAGCTTGCCGATCGTCAGCCGGAACTCACGGCGCACGCCTTGCTGCACGCCCTGTGTCATGGTGTACTGGCGCACGCCGGCGGCTTTCGCGGACTTCGCGTAGTCAGCCGCGAAGGAGAGCTTGTTCTTATCGTGACGATGCTTCGAGTTCATAGACGCGGCCTGCAACCCTTCCAGTTGTTCACCGCATCATAGGAGCCCCGCGCCTCGGGTGGCAGGTTTACTTGACACCACTGGACCAACTTTGGGAGGACGGCTGTGTTCTCGAGATCGGCACGGACGGACGCGCTCGCCAAGTCGCCGGCGATCAAGGCGCGACCGAAGCCGCCAAGCTGCACGCCGTGCAGAGCGTACAGGCTCAGGGCTTCGCGCATCGTGTAGTTGATGTCGCCGAAGTTCGGGCAGTTGAAGGTGTCGAGCCAGCCGTCGAGCGTGGTGTAACGGATCACAGGGCACCTCCTTCGATCACCCAGCCAGCGTCCTTCGCGGTCTGCTGGACATCGCGCGGCAGCTTGTCGAACATCGAGCGTACTTGGTCGATCGTGTAGAGCTCGAAGTCGACGCCAGCACCGCCGGCCACATCGGCCACGGCGCGGAGGTCGTCTTCGGCGTTCGCTTCGCACAAGGCCTCGAGGGCTTCGTCGCTGGTCGAGAGCCAGAGCAGCGACTTGAGCTCGTGCGCGGTGTACTCGGCCGTGAAGGTCGTGCGCTGGCCGGTGACGCTGTGGGTGTGGATCTCGCGGCAGATCAGGCTGTCGCGGTGAGAGAGGGGTAGGGTGGTCATAGTCTTGGCTCTGTTGGTCTTGGTGGTCTTGGGTAGTTGGATCAGGCGGTCGCCTTGCAGCTCAGGTCGTTGTAGACATCGTTGGCCAGCTTCTCCACCGAGTCGTGGCCGATCACGATCTGGTAAGCCTCGACCGCCGTGAAGCCGATACCCATCAGGATGTTGATGGCGGCGCGGCTGCGGCTGCCGTCCTGCGGCAGGCTGCGGATGAACTCGCCGAACTCCGGGAACTTCTCCATCGCCATCACCAGAGCGGCGCGGCCGGCTTCGACTTGCTTGAGGGTCAGGGGCTTGAGGTTGTTCGTCATGGTCTTGGCTCTTGGTCTTGGTCGGTTGGTCGGTCAGGTCGTCAGCGTCGTGCTGTCGATGTAGAGATGATCGGCTAGGGCGACCGGAACCTCAACAGTAATCTGGCAGGATTCCAGCAGGTTCGCCGTAAGTGCCTACTGGCAAAGGCACTTAGAGCGTCTCGGATTCTTGCGGAAAGTAGCCTACGAACCCCGTTCTAGGGGCTCTGGCTGGGGTTCTGGGGCATCCTCGAGGGCCACTTTGCACCGCGTCAGGGTCGTCTGGTGCCGGCCGATGTAGAACTCTTGGGACTTGACCGTGCCCTTCACCGCCACGCGTGAGCCTGTCCGCAACTCCCTCGGCATCTTGGCCGGCTGTGACGACCACCACACCAGCCGCCGTCCCTCGTCGTCGAGGAAGTCGACGCGGGCGATCAGGCCGAACGGCCCGAAGGTCGGAACGACTGCCGACACGGTCGCGCTGAACTCGACACGCTGGCCCACCGTGCCGACATACTCGGCCGTCGGCTCGGCGATCGGATCTCGTGCGCGTGACCGCTCGTAGCTGGGCCAGATCGACGCGGCGTGGCCTAGTTCGTTCTTGCCTGCTGCCTTCGTGAACACACCGCGCCGAGCGATGTCACGGATCGTCGTCTCGTAGTCGTTGCTCGGCTTGATCGAGCGAGCCCAGACCAGTGCGGCCTGTGCGCGGTCACGCAACGCGTCGCGCTGTAACTCGAAGGCCGCGACATCCTCGGCCGCCCAGTGCTTCGGCGTCGAGTACGCCACGAGCTCGAAGGCCAGCGTCGCGGTCGGCTGCTGCTCGCCGGCGCGGGCCTCAGTGCGCTTCAAGTATCGGCCCTGCTTCTGCACCGTGTAGATGGTGGCCATGAGCATGAGCTCGAGCGAGTACTGTCGATTGCCACGGCCGGTCATTGTGCCTGCTCCTTCGCGGCTGCGGCTTCGCGCACGCCGGCGAGGATCTCGCCCAGCACGCGTGCCGTCTCGGCGACGGTGTACGGGCGCGAGACGCGATACGCGCGGGCCAGCTTGGTGAACTCCTCGAACTCCTCGGTGTTGCGTTGCAGCGAGCCGACGACGCGCTCACGGTGAGACGACGAGCCCGGGCGGCTCTCGCAGAAGATCAGCACGCGTTCGGAGTTCGGGCGTTGCACGAGGGAGAAGTTCAGCTTGTAGAGTTGGTTGGCGTTCATGGTCTTGGGTGTCTGGTTGGTGGTTGGTGGTGGTTGGATCAGCGGCCGAAGTGGATCACCATGAAAGAGTCAGGGTCTCCGCCTTCGGCGATGAACTGGTCCCACTCGATCTTGGCGTTGATGCGGTCGGCCTTGGCAAGGTCACGCTTGACCGCCGAATCTTCTTCTCGGAACAGCTCGAGCTCCTCGTTGGCCAGACTGAGCTCGGCCAGCCGTGAGTGGGTCGGGTTCTTGAGCAGGTCGTGCAGTTGCTGGAGCGTCTCCGCCCAGCTCTCGCGGCACTCCACGCCAGCGAAGTAGCCGTGATCGCCCTCGAGCTCGATGTTGTCTTCGATCTGCAAGATGCGCTCGCGGATGGACTCGCGCGTGCTCTTGGCCAGCTTGGTCGTGCCGTCGATGCCGTTGGGTGCCGGGTCTTTGATCTGGATGTAGCGCATGGTCTTGGTCTCCTTGGTCTGGGTGGTTGGGTGGGATCAGCGGGTTGCCTTGGCGAGTTGCGCCGCCAAGTTCAGGATCTTGTGCTCGTACTTGAGGCGGGCACGGATGAAGGCGCACGAGCGGTCGAGCTTCTCACGATGGGTGCCGTTCGGCATCTTGCCGGCGCGGGCCTGAGCGCGATCGTAGGCGCGGTGCAGTTGCTCGAGCTTCTCGAACCCCGCGTCGATCTTCGAGGTCAGGCCGGTCTGGGTGTTGCGGGTCATGGTCTTGGCTCCTTGGTCTGGTCTGGTTGGTCGGTCGCGTCGATCGCTCACTTGCTGTCGACCTATATAGAGTAGAGGCTTGAGCCTGAAACGCAAAACAAAATCCGCAGAATCTGAGCGCGCCTAAACCCCGCTAGATAAAGCACTTATGACGATTCTTGTGGAATAGGCTGTAGATTCGGGGGTGGGGTAGCGGCTAGAAGGTGCCCTCGAACACGCCGCCGGATGGTCTGGCCGCGTGAACCAAGCCCCCAAGGAACTAAGCCTATATGGACAATCAAGACACCAACACCGACTCCAACTCCCTCGACTTCAAGCCCGGCCGCCCGAAGGTCGGGCGCAAGACCGTCGCTCTGTTCGGCGAAGTGCTGCGCCGTGAGAGGAAGCATCGCGGCATGACTGGCGAGCGCATGGTCGAGCTCCTCGACCAAGCCGGCTGCAAGATGTCACCGCCCACGCTCTACAACATCGAACGCTCTCTCGTGCAACCCACGCTCGAGCAGGCCCGCATCATCGGCAGCGTGTACGGTCTCAAGCTCTCGGAGTTCGTTCAGCCTGAGCGTGAAGCCACTGGCAGCGAGAGCGTGGATGAGAAGATGTTCGAGAAGGTGCTGGAAGATCTCCGCGCACAGATCCGCGCCACAATGCTCGAAGGCGGTGCCCAGTGACCGCGAAGAAGAAGAAGGCCACGCGCTCTCGAGCCAAGCAGCCCAAGCTCTCTGATGTCTGGGTGCGCGTCGTAGCGATCGAAGAGCATCTCTACGAGTTACACGGCACGCGGAATCGTGGCACGCCGTTCTCTCTCTACGAGGCGCGTCGTGATCTCGCCGACATCACCGCGCGGCTTGACGAGCAGAAGGAAGTTCTCACCGAACTGTCGCGCACGCTCGATCGGCTCGACGACTTCACGCGTGAGCAGATCTACTCCGAGGTCTGTGACATCCACGCCAAAGCCTCGCGCACGCCGTGGCATGTGCGGTGCTGGAACTGGATGCGCGAAGCCGCCGGCGACTGGTACTTCGCGCTGATCAACTTGATCAAGGGGCTCGCTCGATGACGCTCTGGAAACATCAAGTCGATGCCGTCGAGTACGCGCTGGCTCGTCGCGGCACCATGCTGGCCTGCGGCATGGGCACGGGCAAGACGCGCATGGCCCTCGAGATCCGTCAGAGGATCGGTGCTGCACGCGTGCTCGTGGTCGCGCCGCTCGGCGTTGTCACCGACGGAGCGTGGACAAAGAACGCGTCGAAGTTCGACGAGCAGCTCACGGTCGTGAACCTTGAGGGCACCGTGGCCGAGAAGGCCAGCCAGTTGCTGCGCGAGTTACGCTCGACGACGCAGACCTACAAGGCCTTCGTCACCAACTGGGATTCGATCTGGCGGCCCGACCTCTTCCGCGTGCTGACCTCGACCGCGTGGGATCTCGTCATCTTCGACGAGTCTCACCGCGCGAAGTCACACACGGGCAAAGCAGCCAAGGCCGCTGCCAAGGTCGCGGACAAAGCAGCACGCGTGCTATGTCTCACCGGCACGCCGATGCCGCACTCACCGCTCGACATCTACTCGCAGATGCGGCTGATCGACCCGGCGATCTTCGGCCCGTCGTTCGTGCGCTTCCGCGGCTTCTACGCCAAGGTCGATACACGCGGAGGCTTCCCCAAGATCACCGGCTTCCAGAACCAGCAGGACATGGCCCAGCGCATCGGGCGCGTCGCCTTCCAAGTTGACCGCTCGGTGCTCACGCTCCCCGAGGCCGTGCACACCGAGATCGAGCTCGACCTCCCGCCGGCCGTGCGGAAGATCTACGCGGCCACCGAGCTCGACATCGCGTGCGAGCTCGAGGAGGGCACGGTCGATGTGGCTAACGCGCTGGTCAAGACCACGCGTCTGCAACAGATGACCTCGGGCTTTGTGGCCGTGCAGCCGAACGACTGGGAAGCCACGGCCAGCGTTCTCCAAGTCATGCACCACACCAAGCAGGAGCGTCTGGTCGAGCTCCTCGAAGACCTCGGCGACGAACCCGTCGCGGTCTTCTGCCGCTTCCGCTACGACCTCGAGGCAATCCACACCGCGTGCAAGACCGTCGGCTGCACCTCGCTCGAGCTGTCCGGCTCGCGCAAGGAACACCCGCAGTGGAAGGACGGCGCGGCACGCGTGCTGGCCGTCCAGATCCGCGCCGGTGCCGAAGGCGTTGACCTGACACGCGCCGCCCACTGCGTCTTCTACTCGGTGTCGCACTCACTCGGTGACTACGAGCAGGCTCTCGCACGAATCCATAGACCGGGACAGGCTCGGTCTGTTAGTTACTATCACCTCGTCACTCGTGACACGATCGACCAGTCCATCTACGCGGCCCTCCAGAAGAAGGCCTCGGTGATCGAATCAGTCGTATCGCGCCTGCGTGCTGTACAGACCAACAACCAAAGAAAGCAGAAGCAATGACCGACTCCCTTGCATCCTTCGTCGATCCCATCCGTCAGTTCGTGCGCGTCAAGCGCGAGATCGCCGAGCTAGAAGCTCAGGTGGACGAGATGAAAAAACACCGCGACGCTCTCGCGGAGATCATCCTCACCGAACTGGCCGCAGCCGGCGTGTCATCCATCCCGCTCGAAGTCGACGGCCAGACTTTCAATGTGCACATGGCCGAGCCGCTGATCGTCTGGCGCAACGAGGGCGTGACCTCGGAGATGCTCGTCGACGCGGCGAAGAAGACTGACTTGGCGTACATGGTCAAGGAGCAGATCTCTGCCCAGACCCTGCAAGCCCACATCCGCGAACTGCTAGCCGACGGCGGCGAGATTCCCGCCGAGCTCAAGCCGCTGCTCAATGTGTTCACGAAGCCCGAACTCCGTGCAGTGAAGTCGACGAAGACCGAGTCATCGTCGAAGCGTGCTGCTCGGAACCTCAACTCCTGATTCCAACAACGACACGAAACAACCGAACCATGACAAAGCAAGTTGTAAGCGTTACTTCCAAGTTCCCCGTCCTCGCCAACACCCAAGCCTCGATCGCGGTCAAGTCCGTGTTCGATGCCGGTCTCGCGCTGCACCAGTTGCCGAAGGTGAAGGTGCCGCCCGCCGGCATGACCGTGTTCAGCGTTGAAGGCGGTCTCCAAGGCGAGGAGTCGCTCAAGGAAATCGAGTGCGTCATCGCCGCGCAGCGCATGACGATGCGCAACTGGTACCGCCAGACGGACGGTGCGCTCGGCACCGCGCCTGATTGCTCGTCGCTCGACGGCCGCACTGGCATCGGCAACAACATTGAGACCGGCTCGCCCGATGGCGAGGGCGTGCACAACTGCCTGATGTGCCCGTGGTCGAAGATGTCGAGCGATCGCAAGGGTGGCAAGGGTGCCGACTGCAAGGAGTTCGGCGAGGTCTACATGTTCATCGGCGAGAACCGCGTGCCTAACCTCTTGAAGGTTCCGCGCTCATCCAAGAAGGCGTTTACCCAGTACTGCATGATTCTCATGAACTCGGGCCACACGGTGAACACCGTCGTGTCCAAGCTCACGCTGAAGAAGACGCAGAACAAGGCGGGCCAGCCGTACTCCGAGATCGTCTTCTCGTTCGTTCGTGCACTCACCTCGGAAGAGTTGGCCGGCGCGGCTGCGCTCAATGCCGTGCTGTCCGATGTGATTCTGCAAGCCGCTCTTCAACGCGGTGGCGGTGTCGCAACTGGCACCGATGACGGCGACGAGTGATTGAAAGGTAGGCGTGCGTCAAGCACGCTGTACATTGTCGAGCCGCGCGGCGAACCACACGCCGTGCGGCTCTTCTATCCACCGCATCCAACAATCGACCAGACCACGCGTGCCCGCACCACGCGACGAACTGTATGGACTCTCTGACATTCCTCGACCTCTTGTATCCAGACTGCATCTCCGAACAATCCCAACTCGTCATCTGGGAGCCCAACGGCAAACGCCCGACTTGGTGCACGAGCAGCAAACAAGCCGCCGACCAAGCACGCTCGGTTCACGAGCGGTCGGATGTGTACTTCTCGGTCTGTCTGCACGACCTCGCCATCTCTCGCGCCGATGCCGACGAGGCCAAGGCCGCTGACCCGAAGAAGGCTGGGGCCGACTTCGCGCGAGGTTGCGCACGCTCGGCCGTGGCGATGGCCGGCGTGTGGGTCGACATTGATGTGAAGAACGACCACCACTCGAAGGTCGGCCTAGCCCAGACCCTCGACCAAGTCGTCTCAGGTGTGATGGGCCTGACCATGAAGCCCTCGCTTATCGTCACCACCGGCGGCGGCATCCACGCGTACTGGCTGTTCAAGGAGCCGTGGACGCTCGAGTCGAACGACGAACGCGCACGCGCTCAGGCTCTCGTCGAGGGCTACCAGAAGTGGATCGCCAGCACCTGCGGCTTCACGGTCGACGCGACCTACGATCTCGCACGCGTGCTCAGGTTGCCGGGCACCGTGAACCACAAGTACCGGCGCGTCGCTACTGGCTCGATGCCACACACGCCGGAGCCTCGATACAACCCGTCCGACTTCGATGACTTCTCGGCCAAGCCGCGCTCGATCACCAAGGTGGTGGTCACCACTCCGCTGAACATTGACCTCGAGGCTCAGGTGCCGGACAAGATCGGCATCTTGCTCGCCAACGACTTGGCCTTCTCGGACGTCTGGCACGGTCGCAAGAAGTTCCCCTCCCCGAGCGAGCGTGACATGTCGATCGCTGCACGGCTCGTCAGGTACGACGGCTGGACGGATCAGGAGATCTGCGACGCGCTGATCGCGAACCGCCGGCTACACGGTGGCACGATCGAGCGTGCCGACTTCCGCGTCGACAAGCTGAACTATACGATCGCCAAGGCACGCAAGGCCTACTCCGAGTGGCTGAAGGAGCAGGAGCAGGACGAGATCGCCAAGGAGATGCAGGCGACAGAGCGGGCCGACATGCTCAAGGAATATCTGCGCCTCAAGCAGGTCGTGACCGAACAGCCGCCGTCGGTCGTCGTCCATATAGACTCCACGGTCGAGGGTGTGGAAGCCGCGCCCGAGGTCGCGGCAATCACGCCCGAGGCGGCAGCGGCCGAGCAGGTCAGGAACCCGCTCGTCTCCCAGCTCAACGAAGCACTCGGCCTGCCGGTCACGAAGGCCGTGCAGCGGCTGATCAGGTACGAGGGCGACGAGGGCTCGTACATCCTTGTGATGGGTGGTGCACAGGTGAAGCTCGGCCCTATCGAAAATCTCCACAACCCCGACAAGTTCGCTATGCGTCTGGCCGACGGGGCCGACACCACGCCGGCGATCGTGAGCCGGCAGGATTGGCGGTCGCAGTGGTTGCCGATTCTGCTTGGCATCGTCGAGCATCACCGGCTCGGCAGCATCGGCAGCTTGGCCGAAGCCCTCGAGCAGTTGGTCACTCGTTACATCGAACAAGGCCCCAAGAAGACCTCCGAAGGTCTGCTGAGTGACTGGCCGTCGGAATACGCTGGCGAGATCTATGGAACCACGGAGGGGCTATACAAGCTCGCGTGCCGTGACTTGAGCAACTCTATGTCCTTCCGATCGACCCGCACCATCGCTGAAGCCCTAGCGCGTCTGGGGTGCCCATGTGCGAAGGTGAACATCAAGAAGCCGGACGGGAAGTACACGAGCCGGTCGGCGTGGAGGTTGACCAGCGGTGGTGTGGTGGCCTTCGTGGCCGTCACGAACGAGCAGGGTCGGCTCAACGATGTGCCCAAAGGTGAGGAGCAGATGGCCGAGGAGGTGCCGTTCTGATGCGCCTTGTGCTTTCCCTTCTTTGTGCGCGCGCGCGCGGGAAGTTTCTCGAGGGACTCGGAACCACGCTTAGAGCACATACTACACATACTACTATGAGCACACTAAGTGCAGTGGGGACAATGGTTTATGCGTAGTAGGATCCCTAGTAGGATCTCTGAGCAGCTACTATGGAAGCTCTCAGACAGACTTACCCGCGTATGGTTTCACCTCTGTGCCCTCGGAAATCTTCCCGTGCGCGCGCGTGTAAAAGGGGTGGAAGTAGATCTCTCACCTAGCGCGGTTGTCCTCGAGCGTGCAACTTGCACGCGTGGAGACCAGCCGTGAGCCGTAAGGAGTACCGCGTGATCGGCCCGCCGGGCACTGGCAAGACCTCGTGGGTCGTGCGACAGGTCGAGCAATGGCGGCAGAAGTATGGCCGCGACGAGATCCTTCTGGCCTCGTTCACCACCACGGCGGCGCGTGAAGTCAAGCGCAGAAAGATCGATCTCGACGAGAAGAATGTCGGGACGCTGCACGCGATCTGCTACCGCATGCTCGGCAAGCCGCAGGTCGCCGAGTCAAAGGTGGCCGAGTTCAACGCGTGGACGCTCGAGCATCACGGCTCGGAGTTCCTCCTGTCGGCCAAGTCGGGCTCGACATTCTCGGACGACTTCGGCATGTCGTCGGATGTCTCCGAGGACGAAGCCAACGGAGACGCTCTCCTGCGTGTCACCCAGACACACCGTGCGCGACTTGAGCCGCAGGACGAGTGGAGCGACCAGAGTCGTAGGTTCTTCTTCCTGTGGAAGGAGTGGAAGGCTCTGGCCGGTTACTACGACTTCACCGACATGATCGAGGTGTGCCTCGAATCTTTCGGTGCGCCCGTCGGCGTGAAGATCGCCTGCTACGACGAAGTCCAAGACTTCTCGCCGCTCGAGCTCGCCGTCGTGCGTAAGTGGGCGCACGACCTCGAGGGCGTGGTGTTGGTCGGCGATCCCGACCAGTCAATCTTCCACTTCAAGGGCGCAAGTCCGCGAGCGTTCCTCGAGCCTGAACTCCCGCCCGAGTCGTACCGCGTGCTGTCGCAGTCGTGGCGCGTGCCGAAGACCGTGCATGCGATGGCATCAAACTGGATCGGCCGGAGCTCGTGGCGTTACCCATTCGAGTACACGCCCAAGAACGCCGAGGGCGTGGTCGAGCGGCGCGACGGCAGCGGCTGGCTGTCGCTCAAGCAGCCCGACCTCATCGTGCGCGAGATTGTCGCGCACAACGCCGCCGGCAAGGTGTGCATGGTCTTGGCCTCATGCGCATATCACTTGCAAGCCACACTCCGCGAGCTCAAGCGCGTCGGCGTGCCGTTCCACAATCCGTTCGTCTCGCGCGGTGACTGGAACCCGCTACGCGGCGGGCCTGAGATTGTGCAAGCGTTCCTCGAGACACCGCGGCCTGACCTCTTCGGCGGTGAGATCCTCGACGGATTCGACGAGGCGAAGAGGTGGTGGCATCCAAAGACGATGTGGCGATGGGCCCAGCACATCAAAGCCGCCGGCGTGTTCGTGCGCGGAGGCAAGGAGGTCTTGCGGGCGCGTGCTGAGGAATCGAAGAAGCACACGCACGGGCTCGAACTATTCGAGATCTCCGAACTGTTCACGCCAGACGCGCTGGCTCAGATGCTCGAGTGCTTGAAGACCGACAAGCCGTGGGAGTGGTTGCGCGATCACCTGTTGCCCGAGCCGCGCAAGCGAATGGACTACGCGTTCCAAATCTGCGATCGCTCCGGCGTGCGTGCGTTGACGGACAAGCCCAAGGTCATCGTCGGTACAATCCACAGCGTGAAGGGTGCCGAAGCCGAGGTCGTGTACTTGTCGCCTGACCTCAGCCGCCGAGGCTACGAGGAGTGGATGGGCATGCCCGAGCAGCGCGATGTCGTGAGGCGTGTGTTCTATGTCGGCATGACGCGCTCGAGCGAGCGTCTGGTGTTGCTCGGTCGCAGTGAGAAGGTCGCCTTCATCGAGTGGGACGCATGAAGCCGAGCCCCGAACTATTCAGCGTCGACGGCTTCCGCGACGAGAAGCAAGCCGTCGAGGACTTGCGCCGACGCGTCGTGATGTCGGGCCTCTTCAAGATCTACGATGAGGTGCAGGGCAAGAGCGCAGGGCTCTGGCATATCCAGACGCAGCGACGCATCGACATGGTGCTCGTGCCGACGGCGAAGGCCGTAGATGCTGGCTGGAATCAGGGCTTTGTTGGCGTGGAGATCAAGCGCAGCGGCAAGCCGATTGACGAGACGATGCACCAAGCGATCACCTACATGGACGCGGTGTGGACCATCGGCGAGTGGAAGGGCTTGGTCGTGCTCTCGTCGGTCTTCATCTGGCCGTTCTACTGGCCGTCTAAGAACCACTCGCTGTGTTCGATGCTGCAACACGCACGCATCGGTGTGATCGAGCCGACGACGCGTGACGGCTTCCGAATGATGCGTAAGGAGGGCACGCCGATGCTCTCGTGGACACCTCAAACAGGACTCAAGACGGTGCTGGATTGACTTCCCCCATGCAACATCCGGCCCCCAAGCAAAAGTGCAGGGCTCGCCGCAAGAATCACGAACCGTGTAACAACCCGCCCGTCGGAGGGAAAGACCTCTGCCGCATGCACGGCGGTGCTGTCGGCTCTGGCGGCACGCATGGTCTACGCCACGGCCGCTACTCGAAGTCGCTGGGTAAGCTCGCCGCCGGCTACGAGTCATCGCTCAACGACCGCCAGCTCTTCGATCTGCGTGAGCCGATCGCCGCGCTCGACAGCGTGACCAAGCGTCTGATGGTCATGGTCGACGAGCATGACAGTCCCGAGTGGCGGCGCAGCGTGCGCTCGAAGTACAAGGCCGTGCGCGAAGCTCTCGCGGCCGGCGACCCCGGCGTGGCCCAGTTGCTCGAGGATCTCGGCGAGCTGATCGACAAGGGCGCGGCCGAGGGCTCGAACCTCGAGAGCCTCGGCTCGAACCTCGACAAGCTGGCGCGGAGGATCGAGGGCGCGTGGGGCATTCACCTAGCCAAGACTCAGGTCATGAACAAGGGCGAGATTGTTGGACTTCTGGCGAAGTTCATGGCCGTCGTGCGCGACGAGGGCGGCAACGCTGTGGCCTCGCGTGTCCAGAACCGACTGCTGGCGCAGTTGGCACCGAACACGCACCCACAGATCGAAGCACACGAAGACGAAGAACACCCGCCATGAGCCACATCTACGACATCCTCGCCGAGCATCACATCGGCTCTGTTGACCTAGGCTTTGCGCGTTACAAGCTCTTCACCGCTGAGTCACTGCCCGACGATGAGTGGGCACACACGGACACGGACTTGCACGAAATCGTTCTGCACGCGCACCTCGACGACGGCCGAGCGCGTGAGTTCCTTATGCACGAGCTGACGCACTGCGTGTTGGAGCTCGCCGGCTACACCAGCGAAGACCCGGACAAAATCTACGAGGACACGAACGAGGACATGACGATCAAGCTCTCGCGTGGCTTCCTGCTTCTTGTACAACTGAACCCCGACCTCATGATGGCACTGGCAAAGAAGAACTAGACCATGGCAACAATCACCGTAGACGCTGACGGCTACCGCATCGACCGTGGCCCTGAGATCACCTCGACTTGTCCTCTGGCCGCTGCGATTCGCGCGGCCGAGGATCTGACGACCGACCGCGAGGGCGTGACCATCATGGTCGTGGGCCAAGTGCTGCGCGGCTTGGATGTCGGCGGGCCGAGCGGCTACCAGAACAAGGACAACTGCGGCTACTGGCGCAAGCGTCCGATCGAGCGGTTGACGATTCAGGGCAACGGCGAGCGTTCCGCGATCGGGCCTTTGAGATTCTGGGATGGTCTCAACGGCGTCGACTCGATCACGATCAAGGCTCTTCGGATCATCAACGAGCCGAACGAGTTCGCGCCCATCCGCACCGCGATGAACGAGGTGCACGGGCACATCACGATCGAGGGCTGCACGATCCACGGCAACGGCACGAACTGGAACGGGCTCGGCATGAAGTGGGGCGTGCGCGGTCACGGCCCGGCGAAGTGGACGATCAAGGATGTGTTCGTCGAGCCCGCGCAAGAGCACAGCCTGTACATCGACAATCCGCAGGGCAACACGCTGATCGACCGCGTGACCGGCGGCGGCAACGGTCGCACCTTCATCCAGATCACGAACCGCCCGACGAGCGGCCCGTCGCAGTCGGGCGACATCATGGTGAGCAACTGTCTGTGCCGTGACATCAACGACGACGGTGGCGGCGGCAGCGACTACACCTTCGTCGGCTGCGTGGGCACTCTGACCGTGAAGGACTGCACCTCGTACAACACGACGAACGGTGCGCTGGTGTGTTGGACGGACACTCACAACGGCACCTACCCGATCGGCGACCACCTCGACTACTCGTTCAGGAATGTCGTCATCCAGAACTTCACGGCCAGTTCGCGCCGCGCGTCGCGTCCGATGGTCGCGCTCTCGGGCGTGTTCGTCGGGAAGATTATCGACGCGAAGATCGACACGCCGGGCATCAAGTATCGGCTCGGTGGCCCGTACGGCGGGCCGCGTCCGAACGGAAACATCGAGATCGTGTGAGAGACCCGCTAGTCCACGACGAGCAGACGCGTCTGCTTCTTCTTGAGTCACTTCTCGAGGTTGGCAAGTTGCACAACCTCCGAGAAGGCGAGGCTATGTTCGAGGAGTTCCGAGGCAACGAGACCAAGCTCTGCAAGAAGGTCTTCGGCGCGAGGCTCTGGGCAGCGCAGCGCGAGATCATGCAGCAGTTGTCGAGCCGTCGCTTCGTGACCGTGCGCTCGGGTCGCAAGGCTGGCAAGACCGAGATGGGCGCACTCGCGGTGTTGAGCTTCATCTATACGAGCAAGTGCGTCGTGCTCACCACGGCACCGACTGGCCGACAGGTGCGTGATGTCTTGTGGCAACGCATCGGCTCGATGTGGTCGAAGGCGAAGACGCGCTGGCCCGCGCTCCCCGGCGAGCTTGGCACGATCCGCTTGTCGATCGCGCCTGAGCACTACGCGCTCGGCATCGCAACGAACTCGCCCGACAGGTTCCAAGGCTGGCACGCCGGCGTGCGACTGCCCGACGATGTCGACATCGAAGAGACCGACGGCGACGAGGTGGATGTCGAGCGGCTCAAGCGCGAGGCTGAGATCGGCGACAAGCGTCTGGTCGTGATCATCGACGAAGCCGCCGGCGTGGATGACGCGGTGTATCGAGCGATCGAGGGCTCGCTGTCTGGCCCGAATGTCCATGTGCTTCTGACCGCGAACCCGACTATCGACGCGGAGTCGGATCACTTCTTCGCTCGCTCGTTTCAGAACGGCAAGCGATGGCATCGGATCAGGATCTCGGCGTGCGACGACGACGCGCCTGACCCCGTGCCCTATGACTCGTTTCATGTCGCGCCTGACTGGCTGGCCGACAAGGAGTGGGTCGATCAGATGCGCGGCGAGTGGGGCGTTGACTCACCTCTGTGGTCGGCGTATGTGCTGGGGAAGTTCCCCGAGCAAAGCCTCGAGCGTCGCTTCGTCACCAAGGGGATGCTCATCGCGGCAGCCGAGGCCCAGATGCCCGAGGTGTCGAGCGTCGGTCAGATCCACATCGGCGTGGACATCGCACGCCAAGGAGCCGACGAGTCTGTGGCGACGCTCTGGTGGAACGGCGTGCTGAAAGAGCAGATCGCGTGGCGACTTCCCGACTTGATGCAGACGGCCAACAAGATCGTGGAGCTAGCGAACCAGTGGGGCTTCAAGGGCGAGATGGTGCCGGCGCGGAACATTCACATCGACTGCGTCGGCATGGGCTCCGGCGTGCTCGACCGCTTACGGCAGCTTGGCTTCTATGTCGACGGCGTCGACTTCGGATCCGGCGCGAAGTACGACTGGAAAGAACTGACAGGGCAGATGATCTTCTCGGATCGAAAGAGTGAGCTGCACTGGGTCGCCAAGCGTCTCCTCGAGGAGCGCAAGATCTCGATCCCGCAGAAGTTCCCCGAGTTGTGGCGACAGTCGCAGTGGGCTCGCTATGACTTCGAGGACAGCGCGAAGGGTACGCGCATCGCGTTGCATCGTGACGACGGCAAGGATGGACTGCGCGAGAGGTACGGTCGAAGCCCCGACCAGTGGGACTCCGCGATCATCGGCTTGTCGCGTGGCGGCGTGTCGAAGCCCGGCTTCGCGGTCATCCCGAAAGGTGGCCTGAGCGTGCTGCGTCGTGGTCGCTGAACCGTGGGCAAGGTTGGTAGTCTCGCCGGCGACCTAGCAGACAAGCCCTCGGCGCATCATCGCTCGGTGAATGATCAGCGAAGAGGAAGACGCATGGCACGCAACCCCACGATCCCCGACGCGCACTTGTTGCCGTTGCTCTTGAATGTCAAGGCCGACAAGCCGGACGAGCTCACGCCGAACCAGTTGTTCATGCTGGCCGACCGTGGGTGGATCATGTTCGGTGTTGCGCCAGAGTCAAGCGGCGGCATTGTGCTCGACGCGGTGATGACTAGGCTCGGCGAGAGGGAGGTCGAGCTGTACTCGAGGAAGCTCTTACGACCTCCTCAAGGGCTCGGCGAATAAGGACGGACGACTTGATACCGTGGCGCGATGCGATGGCGAAGAGTGCCGAGTAGGTACTCTTGTGCAATCGCGCGGTCACGACGACGAGAGGTTCACCCTTGCTGGATGAACTCTCGAGCATACGACCGCGACGAGGCTTAGACACCGTGGGAGGATGATACCCGTGAGACAGCAGCAGAAGCCGTCACCTTTCAAGCGTATGCCCGGCCAAGGTCTTGTCCTCGAGAAGGTCGAGCTCGGCGGCGTGGCAAAGTCCATGGACTCGTTGCTGTCGCAGATCGGTCTTGCGCGTACTGGCCCCGGCGGTCGTGACGATGTCGAGAACCCGCTGTCCGACTCGTGGGTCGTGTACGCGTGCATTCAAGCGTTGACCGAGGCCGTGCGCCAAGTGCCGCTACAGATCTGGGAGTCAACCGACGAGGACGCGCAAGAGGTCGGGCCCGAGCATCCGCTGCGCCGTCTGTTCGAGATGCCGAACCCCGACATGGGCATGCCGGATCTCTTGGCCGCCGGCATGACGCACCGCAAGTTGTCGGGCGAGGACTGGTGGTTCCTCATGGACGCGGACGGCAAGCCCGTCACCTCGTCCATTGACGCACGCTCCCCAATCCCGCTGCCGACCGTGATCGTGCCGGTTATCGGCGACATCGTCGAGGACTCACGCGACGCGGCGACTGGCCGCATCACTGCGATTCGCTACTCGGCGACCGGCGCCACGCCGCCCGTGTTCCCCGTCGGCTCGAGCGTTCACTTCTACGACTACAACCCCGCCGACCCGATGCGTGGCTTGTCGCCGCTCGAGGCCGCGATGCGCGTGATCTCGATCGGCTTCCAAGCTGAACGCTACCAAGAGTCCGTGATGCGTGGCGGTGGCCCGGGCGCGTTCCTCAAGTACGCCGACGGCATGTCGAACGACGAGGAGTACAGACTCCAAGAGTCGGCGAACGAGGCGATGAAGGATCCCGATGTCGTCGGCGGGTACAAGGTGCTCACCGGCAATGTCGATGTGATCCCGAACCCAGCGACGCCGAAGGACATGATGCAGCGCGAGACCCTGAACTGGGTGCGCGACACGGTCTGCTCAATCCTTCAAGTGCCGCCGCCCGTCATCGGCAACTACGACACGGCGACCTACAACAATGTGACCGAGGCGTACCGTCAGTTCTGGCAGGGTGTGAAGGGCTACCTTGACTCGGTGGCCGAGAAGATGAACAGCCACTTCTTGTCGCGCCTCGAGGATCCGCGCCTGTCGGGCTGCTATGTCAGCTTTGACTTCTCGGGCATCAGCTCGCTGCAAGAGGATCACTCGGCCAAGTTCAAGCTCGCCGCCGATCTGGCCGGCATGGGCGTGGGCTTGTCGTTCAACGATGCCACCAAGTTCTTGGGCCTTGAGGTCGAGAGCGTGGAGTCGGCGAACACGGCGTTCGTGCCGATGAGCTCGACGGTCTACGCGATCAACGACGCGAACACCGGCGAAGACACCAGCGAGCCCGCGACCGTCACGCCCGTGCTGCCGGATGCCGCGGCACCTGCCGCGCCGGCGACCGCGCCCGAGGCCGCTGCACCCGCTACGACCGCGCCTGTTGGCCTCAACGGCGCACAGGTCGAGTCGCTCCTGCTCATCATCCAGCAAGTCGCCACGGGCACGCTATCGACCTCGAGCGGTGCCGCGCTAATCAACGCCGCCTTCCCGAGCATCAGCGTGGCACAGGCCACCCAGATCTTGGGCGGTGCTTCCGCGCCGGCGGCTCCGGCCGTCGAGCCCGTGGCCGCGAAGTCGATGACCAAGGTGCTGGGCTCACGCGAAGCTCGTGTCGAGTTCGTCGAGGGCGTGTACGCCAAGACTCTCGACAAGGCCGAGCGTCGGCTGGCGGCCGATGTCCTGACTTGGCTGCGTCGTTACGAGCGTGCGCAGAAGGCAAAGATCCAAGACTTCGCCGAGAACGGCATCACGGGCGCGAACGCGAAGGCCGTCACGGTCAAGGCGTGGACGCAGCGCGAGGTCGAGGACTACTTGCTGCTCAACAAGGAAGAGTGGGCCGCGCAGATGGACGCGCTCATCGTCAACAGCTTGCAGGCCACATGGCGCGAAGGCATCGCCGACGCAGCCCAGCTCGTCGGCAGCGTGCAGCTCGAGGTCACCGACCCGCGCATCCTGCGCATGATCGCCGACCAGCGTGCCCAGATCGTCGAGGGCGTAACCTCGCGGCTGTCGGCCGAGATCCGCGACCGCATGCTCGAGAAGCTGTCGGGACCGACGACCACGAGCGAGATCGCGTCGTCGATTCAGGAAGTGCTCCCCGAGATCGACGAGGAGATGGCGAAGGTCTTCGGGAACAAGGAAGCCCGTGCGCTCACGATCGCACGCACGGAGACTGGCAAAGCGTATAACTCTTCCGCGATCGAGTCGTACAAGGAAGCCGGCGTGGCCGAGGTCGAGTGGGTGTCGTCGAACGATGCGACGACTCGCCCGTCGCACCTCGAGCTAGACGGCCAAGTGCGGAAGATCGGCGAGGCCTTCGCGCCGAACCTTCGCTTCCCGAACGATCCGCAAGGCGCACCAGAGGAAGTCATCAACTGCCGCTGTGTGCTCTCACCCGTTGTCCAAGCGATGTCCTGACCTATGGAAATCCTGATCAACAACAGCGAAGTGCAGCAGCTCGCTGCCCGCATTCTCAACGGCATCGCCACGGACGCGGAGCTCAAGGCCGCGAAGGTCGAGGACATCTTCGCCATCAAGACCGACACCAGCGCGATCCATGTGCGCGGCATCGTCGCGCCGGTGACCAAGATGGCCGACGGCTCGCGCACGCGTCGCTTCATCGCGTCGGACGAGACGCAGGATCGGATGGGCGACATCATCCGCGTGAAGGGCTGGAAGTTCACGCAGTTCGCCAAGAACCCGATCGCGTTGTGGGGCCACGACTCCGACGGCTTCCCGATCGGCAAGGTGCACGACTGGAACCAAGAGCAAGCCGAAGGTCGGCCGGTGCTCATGGAGTCCATCACCTACTTCTCGGAGCAAGCGAACCCCGTTAGCGAAGCCGTCCTTCGCATGATCGACGAGGGCGGTCTGCGTGCCGTGTCTGTGGGCTTCGTTCCGACTCGCGCGTACAAGCCGAAGAACGAGGCCGAGCGTAAGGAGCTCAACCTCGGGCCGTACGGCGTGCTATACGAGGAGCAGCAGCAGCTTGAGCTATCCAACTGCTCGATCCCCGCGAACCCGAACGCGCTGCTCCAGAAGGGAACCAGCGACCCCGTCTCCTGTGCGATGAACGACATGGTCAAGCGTGGCAAGATCGGCCGTGCGCTGGCCGACGAGTTGCTGCGCAGCGTCGCACGCATCCAGCCGGCGCGGCGCACCTTCGCGCTCGGGGCCGTCGAGAAGATCGAGCAGGCCGAGATCGACGCGACCTACACGGCGTGGCGCGACGCGGTGAACATGAGCGCATCGGAGCTCAAGGCGTGGGACTCTGACCCGTGCAGCCGCAAGGCCAGCGTGGACGCGGACGCTGTGATCAAGCGCAACCTGCGCCTGCTCGAGACGGCGAAGGAGAACTGGGACGCGAGCTTGGTGGACGATGCCAAGCGCACAATCTCCTTCATCGCGCGGATGAAGAACATGGAACAAGGCGACGCGGTCAGCGAGGAGTGCGACATCTCCAAGCGTGATATCTCGTTGAAGAACTGGGCCTACGATCCCGCGAAAGTGAACAAAGCCATGAGCGAAACAGAGAAGGATGCGTTGCAGGAGTGCGTGTCGGGCAAAGTGCCCAAGCTCATGGACGAGCATCCTGAGTGGAAGATCGACCAAGTGCTGGCGGTGGCCTACTCGATGTGCCGCGAGGGCACGGCGATGATGGACACCGAAGAGGAGAAGAAGTCCTGCGGCTGTGGCAAGAAGACCAAGGCCGCGCCCGACGAGTTGAAGGTCGGCGACTTCGTGACTTGGGACTCTAGCGGCGGTGCCGCGTTCGGCGAGATCGTGGACATCGAGGCCAGCGGCAAGATCGAAGTGCCGAACACCGATGTGTCGGTCGAGGGCACGAGCGAAGACCCGGCCGCGATGATCAAGATCTACAAGGACAACGGCGAGGGCGAGTATGAGGAGACCGATGTCTTCGTCGCTCACAAGTTCTCGACGCTGACCAAGGTGGAGATCGAGACTGAGACCGAGGTCGAAGTCGAAGAGGAAGAGGGCGAGATGTCCGAAGAGATGAGCGCGAAGCTCACGGCTCTGGACAAGCGTCTATCCGATCTCATGATTGCGTTGGAGTCGCTCGAGAAGCGACTCGACAAGGCCGACATCGCCAAGGCGGCGACGGCACAAACAGAACAGGCGACCGCTCTGCGGTCGTCGAAAAGCGTAGACGCTGCGGCGTTTTACGCTCAGGTCGTCGAGCGCGTTGCTCGCGGCCTGTGACACCAAAGACCGCAGAGGAAAGACACATGGAAATCAATGATCGTTCGGTCGATGCGCTGTCACAGGCGTTGATCGGCCAGTTGAAAGCAAACCTCGACAAGCGCGACACCGAGTTGTGCGAGCGTCTCGCCAAGCAGTTGGACGAGAAGCTCGATGCCCAGCGTCGTGAACTCGAGGCCAAGAGCGCGAAGTTCGCCATCCCGGGCCTCGCTCAGGACAGCAACGAAGTGAAGGAGTTCTCCTTCTCCAAGCTGATGTCCGGCCTGATGAAGGGCAATGTCGCCAAGTACGCACCTCTTGAGTACGAGATGTGCACCGCTGCCGCCGGCACGCTGGACTCGGCCGTTGTGACCAAGGACATGGTCACGACCGTCGACAGCCTCGGTGGTTTCATCGTCCCGAACCAAGTGATGTCGGCGCAGATCATCCCGTTGCTGCAAGCAGCGGTCACGGTCTACGACGCGGGCACCGTTCGCATGGGTGGCCTGACCGGCTCGCCCGTGCAGATCCCGAAGATCACCGGCGCGACCACGGCCTACTGGCTGGGTGAAGTCGAGGCCGTGACCTCGGGCGACATGACCTTCGGTCAGATCGACTTGTACCCGCACGATGTGTTCGCGTTGTGCACCTTGTCGAACCGTCTGATCGAGCTGGGTGCGCCGGGTGCGGAGCAGTTGGTTCGTAGCCAACTGGCCCGCGACATCGGCCTGAAGATCGACTCGGCCGTGTATCAGGGCACGGGTGCTGCTGGTCAGCCGACCGGCATCCTCAACACCAGCGGCGTGAACACGACCGCCTCGGTGGGTGCGCTGAACCTCGCCGCCGCGTACGGCAAGATGATGACGATGGAGAACGAACTGCTGAAGGACAACGCCCAGACGGTGGGCGAGTTCGTGTGGGCGTTGAGCCCGACGAACTTCCAGAACCTGCGTCAGCAAGTTGACCTCGAGAACGCCGGCAGCACGGTGAACATCCAGCCGAAGAACCGTCCGTTTATCGACGCTGGCAAGATCGAGCGCATCATCGGTCACCGTTATGTCGTCACGACCCAGATGCCCGACACCAAGATCATCCTCGGCGCGTTCGCCGCTTCGATGGTCGCGGAGTGGGGCACCATGGTTCTCGCGGCCAGCCGCGAAGGCACGAACTTCACCAAGCGTCAGACCCAGATCCTCGCTGGCATGACGGTTGATGTTGGTGTGCGTTACCCCGAAGCGTTCTGCGTCGGCACCATCTGATCCCCTAACCAAACACACAAGGAGAACACTTCCATGATGCACAACAGCGCAACCAACTTGCTGGTTACGACTGCCTTCAGCCCGAGCGCACGCGCTACTGCGGCCGATCAGGACTCGTCGGCTATCGACACGAACGGATTCCAAGAGCTGATCATCATCGCCGACGTAGGCGTGGTGTCGACGAGCGTGGCAATCAAGATCCGCGACAGTGCTGATAACAGCACCTACGCTGACTTGACCGGCGCGGCGTTCACGACCTTCACGGCCGCTGGCGTTCAGTACGCTCGCATCAAACTCGGTTCCTACACGGGCACCGCTGCTTTGACCGATAAGTGCGAACGCTACATCAAGGTTCGCTACACCAGCGTAGGTGCAGGCAGCTCGAACTTCGGCGTGTATGTAATCGGCCTGAACTACGCTCAGGCCGCTGCGTTCACCGCTCAGACGCTGGTGTTCAACCTCGACTGATCGACGCTGCCAAGCGACAACGAGAGCCGTCGCCGTTCACTCGGTGGCGGCTCTCGCCTTCTAGGTAGACTGACGGCATGAAGCTGTATCGAGTGATCAAGGGCTGCGTGGTTCACGATCCGAAGTCGAGCGGTCTGCCGCGCGTCTGGCTGATGCCCGGCGACACGATCGACTTTGACAACGAGTGGGTGCGCGACGAGATCAAGGGCCAAGAGTACAAGCTGGAGCTGGCCGCGCCCGACTCGCTCGAGACGAACAAGGACTTGTGGCCGATGCAGTTGCTGAACAGATACAGGGCGTGGGAAGAGCGTACCGCTGCACAGCGAATCGTTGAGCCCGTTATCGTTGAGCTTGAGCCCGCGCGCAAACCTCGCAAGAAGAAAGGCGACCTGTGAACTTCGACGGCAAGACAGGAATCAAGGAGACCCCGCTCCGAGCACCGGGCGTTGTGCTGAATAACGGCTCGACATTCGAGAGCTCGGCGATAACGCCGAGCGGCTTCTCGCATGCCATCTTCTATGTGACCACCAACATCACAGGCTCCCGCGCCATCGGCGGCAAGCTGCAAGACAGCGCGGACAACTCGCAGTGGGCAGATGTCACGGGCACATCGTTCACGCAGAGCGTGGCCGACGGTGATGGCCAGTATGGTCTGCGTACCATTCTCATCGCGCACGACTCGGTTCGAGAGTATGTGCGTCTTAGCATCACAACGACGGCCGGCACTAATGTCGTCCCGATCGCGTCATGCTTGCAGTTCAACTCGAAGAACCAGTTCGGCAACGACACTTTCGCCGGTGAGGTGCTCTGATGCGTAACGACCAGCTTACTGGACTCAAGACGACCGTGGTGCGTGCGGCCGGTGGCACTGCCGGTTCGAGCTTGTCGGTCGACGGCTCGAACTACCGCTACGCGGTGTTCCATGTGATGATCAACGCTGCCTCGGTCGGCAAGAGCGTCACCGTTCAGATTGAAGACAGCGACGACGACAGCAGCTTTGCGAGCGTCGGGAGCTTGGCGACGATCTCTGGTGATATCGCTTTGACCTCCGGCATGGTTCTGGTTAGTCACCAGAAGACACGCCGCTACGTGCGTGCGTTGATCACGCCGAGCTCCTCGGCTCAGACCTCGTGCGTTGTCTGGCAGTACAACGAGTTGGTCACGCCGGACTCGGCCTCCAATGTCACCCTTGCGGTGCTGTAGCCTATGGACTACACAACATCTGCACGCGTGAAGTCTCTGCTTGGTATCGGCGGTGCTGATACCTCGCAAGACACGCTCATCGCGCAACTCATCACCTCGACGAGCATGCGCTTCGACAACGAGATGCGCCGGCACGGCCAGCAGTCGGCACGGACTGAGGTCTACCCCGTCAAGTTCACGCGTCGTCTGGTGAGCTTGAAGGGTGCGCCTGTGCCGTCAGCCGGCGCACTTACGGTGAAGATCAGCGACAGCACCGACTTCACCGCCGCCGTCACGCTCTCGAAGAACGACGACTACATCATCGAGAACGACGCGGGCATCATCCGCATGATCACGACCGGCACGCCGTTCACGGCTGGCAGTGCCGGTCGTCCGATCGCGCCGTACTACTTGCAAGTGACCTACACCGGCGGGCTTGCCACGAGCACGGCGAACCTGATCACTGCGTACCCTGATCTCGCGCAGGCGTGCGACTTGCAGGTCGCGTACCTGCACCGTCGCCGCTTGTCGGCCGGCGGCAACTTCTCGGTGGGCCAGAGCTCGACCCAGTATACGGGCGACTACGACCTGCTCGCCGATGTGCAGAAGACCTTGAACAAGTACATGAGGATCTCGCTCTAGATGAAGGGCGACATCGAGACCAAGAGATTCCAGCAAGCGGTGAAGAAGATTCCCGCCGCCTTGAACATTGAAGCCACCAAGGCTCTCAAGGAGCACGGAACCTACTTCACGGCTCGCATCAAGAAGGGCCAGTTCACTGGCTACACCGGCCGTCAAGGCACCGAGGGCGGCTTGTTGCAGAACCGCTCAAAGCTCCTGCGCAACTCGTTCGGTTTCGAGGTCTCGGGCAGCATCTCAACGGGCTCAAAGCTGACGCTAGCCGTGTTCTCGTCCGGCGTCAAATACGCGAGGCTGCAAGAGTACGGCGGCGTGATTCGACCCAAGAGGGCCAAGTACCTCACGATCCCGCTGCGCGATGCTATGACGGCATCTGGTGTGCAGCGTTACTCCGACGGTGCGCGTGGTCTGTTCACTTCGTACCCTGACCAGATGAGCGTGGTGCGCTCGCCTAAGTCCGGCAACCTCTTCATCGTGTCCGATGGCAAGCCCGGAGGTAAGACCGCGAAGGGTAAGAACTCGAAGCCGCAGTGGCTGTATATCCTCAAGAAGTCGGTCAAGATCCCGCCGCGCCTTGGCTTCCGAAAGACCTTCGAGTCCCCGACGATGGCCGGTGACCGTCGTGCTCGGCTGCGTGTCGCCACGAATCGAGCTCTCGCACGCGCCGGCCTAGGCGGTGGCGCATGACCGCCGTCTTTGACTGGACGATCTGCCCCGAGGCCGTGGTCGAATCGAACCAGCGGCGTGCCGTGCAGGTCAACCAAGACCGAGGTCACAGCCGCGGCCGTGAGATCAACGAGCGACCGCTGCGCCGTTGGACTCTGACCTATTCCTCGACGGACTTGATCCTCGACGAGGTCGAGCGTGCGTGGGCCGCAACCTACGGGCCCGTGCTCTCTATGAACTTCACCCCGCCGGGCGGCTCTTCGCTCGAGGTGCGCTTTTCCGAGGGCACGCTGCGCCGTGTGCGCGAATCGGTGGCGACGGGCTCTGTTACGATCACGCTCGAGGAGATCCGCTGATGGCCTACCCCGCAGGAACACTTGTCCGAGAGTCGATCCTCGCCAACATCGACACAGTGCTCGCGGCGATCAAGACGACACCGCTGAACTACAAGACAGCGCCGAACACGGTGCGTCGCTGGACGGGCAACATCTTCGAGGTGCCCAGCTACCCGTGCATCATCGTCGTCCCGCAGGGCGAGACGCACGACGACAGCCGCATCGGCATCGTCCAGCATACGATGGACTTGCTGGTCGTCTGCGGTGTCTACGATACGAACTGGGAGACGAGCCTACAGGATCTGCTGACCGATGTGCGTGTGGCACTCACGACGGACTGGACGCGTGGAGGTTATGCGCTCACGACACAGATCGTGGGGGATCAAGTCTTCGAGGCCGAGCCAACCAATCCTCTCGCCGAGGCTCAGGTAACGGTTCGCGTCTTGTACCGAACTCTGTACTCAGACCCGACGACCGCGTACTAGCGGCGACTAGGAACAACAAACACCATGGCCCTGACAAGACTCCAACAGTTGTGCCTTCGCGCCGAAACGGTCGAGGGTACTTTCACCGATCCGTTTTCCACGACCTACGCCAGCTACTTGGCGGTCGATCCGTCTCTGACTTTTGATGTCGAGACCTATGAGCGCAGCGTCGCGCGTGAGAGCTTCACGCCGCTGGCTCCTTTGGCCGGCGCGGTGCTGGGCAGCGCGAGCTTCTCGCTCGAGATGACGAGCCGCAGCGCGACCTACTCGACGACCAACACGCCGAGCTTCGACTTGCCGCTGTTGGCCTGTGGCTTCCAGCGCGTCGAGCTGTTCCGCATCACGGTGCCGACGGGCGCGATCACCGGCGGGCCGCTGTTGCATGGCACGGTACTCACACAAACTACACCGACGGCTACTTGCACCGTGGTCGGCAACTACTACACCGACAGCGCGTCTCAGTACATCTGGGTGACCAAGGGACCCGGCTTCACGGCCGGTTCGGCTGCTGGCTTGTATGGCAACCAGACCGCGTTCGACGCGAGCACTGGCTGGACATTCTCTGGCGGCTCCGGCTCCTTCACTGGCAGCGCGGCCGCCCCGACGATCACTGCGCTCGGTTATATACCGACCTCTTCGGCCCTCTACACGCTGACGGCGGGCTCGAGCGTTTCCTTGGCCGGTGGCGTTGTGCTGGTCGGAAGCACTAGCGGCGCAATTGCCGTCGTGGTTCCCTACGCGGTCTCGGCCTCGCGCACCAGCTACTTCGTGCGCCGCGTGCAAGGCACATTCACAAACTCCGAAACGGTGACTCCGTACACGGCTGGATCTCCGGGCACTACTTTCAACCTTGCAGGAAGCAGTGCCTTTGTCCAGCTTGTCACGCACTCGCCGGCTTTGACCATCGGTCTGTCGAAGGACGGCACGCGTGAGTCGCTGGTTGGATGCCGTGGTACGGTCTCGATCTCGGGCAACATCGGCGAGCCGGTGCTGTTCGCGTTCAACTTCTCGGGCGTGAAGAACGCGGTCACCGATGCGGGCAGCATCACGGGCGTGACCTTCCTCGATCGCACGCCGCCCGTCCTGCTCGGCGCGACGATGAACGCTGGCGACGCGGCGATCACCACCTTCTCGGGCCAGAAGTCCTTCTGCGCCTCGTCGTTCACGCTCGATGTTGCCAACGACATCCAGTACCGCCGCTGCTTGACGGCCGCGACTGGCATCGACGGCATCTACATCAACGGCCGCGCTCCGGCCGGCACGATCGACCCCGAGCAGTCGCCTGAGTTGGACTTCGACTGGATGGCGAACTTCTTCTCCACAGGCTCTCTGCGAATGGACATCGTGACTGGTAGCGGTGCTGACAAGTTCCGCTTCAAGATCAACAACATGGTGATCGGCTCGGTCGGTCAGGGTGACCGTAACGGAATCATCATCCGCGACATCGGATTCAATCTCACCAGCGGCTCGACGAGCTCGGTCGGTGGTGACAACGAGATGTGCATCATCTGGGATCCGAGCGTCTGATCTCTCTCTAGGGTGTGCGAGTTGTGAGGCCCGCAGGTACGGAACCCTGCGGGCCTCGTTCGTTACACTCGCACGCATGAAGCTCTCCCTCGACCCGCGCAAGCCGCGCGAATACATCCTGCTCGCCGAGCGCGAGTACTCGACCGACACCCAGACCGTCTTCCTCGTGCGTCCGTTCACCGTGTACGACGAGGCCGAGCTCTCCGCGTTCACTGAGGCGCAAGGCGCAACGCAACACGCCAAGATCATGATTGAGACGGTGCGTCGCTCGCTCGTCGGCTGGCGCAACCTGAGCGGCCCTGAAGGCGTGATTCCTTTCGAGAAGGCCGAGGACGGGTACGCGACGCGAGCGATGATCGAGCTGCTACCGTCGGCCGTGGTCATCGAGTTGTTCAACGCGGTGATCAAGCGCGAGCAGGTCACGAAGGACGAGGCGGGAAAGTCCTAGCCGCCGTCCACGCGGCGTACGGCGATCAGGTGGCGAAGTGCCCGAAGTGTCGCACGCCCGAGTTGCGTGAACGGTGGGGCTGCGACAAGCCGGCAGAGCGGGCTGTATACGCTCGCACCTGCGAGTCGTGCTTTGGTCTAGACTCGTCCTGCACGGCGTGCAACGGAAGAGGTGAAGTACACCGCGACCGCTGCCCGTCGAGCGAAGCCGGCGATGTCGGGCGAGTGGTGATCCGAGCGTACAACCAGTTGCAGAACAGCCTGCTGCCCGTCGAGGGCGGCTGGTGTGAGCAATCGGCCAAGCTGATGCACCTAGTCGAGATCGCGGCGAGCGAACGGAACAAACTTCTAGAGGCCGAGCAACGAGCGGCAGAAGCACGAGCGAAGGCGGCTCAATCACATGGCAGCAAACGACGCTGAACTAAAGATCACAGCCACGCTCGATGATCAGGCCACGGCCGAGCTACAAAAGCTCGCGGATCAAGCGCGTAAGTTTGGAGAGGCTGGAAAGAAGGCGTTCGACGATTCCCAGAAGTCGGCAGATGGGGCGACGGAAAGCGCAGGCAAACTCGGCGAGTCGGCAAAGAAGGCCGGCACGGAAGTAGAAACACTCGGCAAGAAGGGCAAGGAAGCGGGCGAGAGCGTAGGCAAAGGCTTCAAGGAAGCGGCTCTTCAGATGGTGTCGGTCACTCTGATCGTCAGCACCTTGAAGCAGAAGCTGACGGAGTTCGCGGCTACCTTCCAGTCGGTCGATGTGACACTCGCTAGGATCCAAGCTGCCACCGGCGCAGCCCAGCAAACGATTGACAGACTTTCGGATGGCATCGGTACGCTTGCTCTGAACTCCAAGAACTTCGTCAAAGAGGAAGAAGTTGCGATTGCAACTCAAGTCCTTCTAAACGAGAAGTTGGCGAGCACAGAGAATGTTCTGTTCAAGGTTGCAGATGCGATCGGCTTCGCGCGTGTTCAGGGCATCACGCTGACTGATTCGATCAAGCTGCTAGTTGATACCAATGGTGCGTTTGCCAATGGATCAAAGAACAGCATCGACATCCTTGCCAAGCTCTCCTTCGTGCAGAAGGAGACAGCGTCCGACCTCAAGATCCTCGCTAGTGGATTCGAGAAGATCGGCAACACGGCGCAGGCAACTGGTGTCACGCTCGAAGACTTGCTGGCCTCGTTCACCGTGCTGCGGGGAGCCGGCACATCTGAGGCAGAGTCGCTTCGATTCCTTGAGAGTATCCTGAAGTCGTTGCAGGTATCGGCCGGCACGATCGAGGAGAAGTTTGCGAATGTCGGCCAGACCTTCTCGGCCCAGTCAGTTCAGGTTGCTGGACTATCGACTACGCTGAAAACACTGTTCACGGCTATCGAGCAAGAGGGCGGTAACGCCAACGAAGAACTCAAGAAGATCTTCGGCAGTCAAGATGTCCTAAACGCGGCGTTCGCTATCGGTGTCAAGAACAGCGACCAATACTCGATCGCACTCAATGAGCTGAAGTACGCAGAAGATGATTACGGCAAGTCACTGGCGCTTGTCGGACAGGGCCAGAGATCTTTTAGTCGTGTTTTCACTGAGGCGCTCGATCTAATAGACAATGCACGGTTCGCCTTCAAGCGTGCGAACGGGGAGCTAGTAGACTTCGGTCGGGCGTACGCAACCTATGCGAAAGAGCAGGCGCGTGCTGGCACTGAGGCGACTAAGTCACTGATCGCCACCCAGAAGGAAGCCGGCAATGTCTCGCTGAAGTTCAAGGAGATAGCCGCGCCTCTCACCGAGTTCGGGCCGTTCTTGGCCGACACGGCCGAGAAGGTTGCAGAGGTCTCGAAGGTCGCGGCCGTCGGCGTGCCTGATGTGCAGCGGTGGTTCGCGGCTGTATCCGGCGCGGAAGTAGACGAAGACCTCGAGCGCATCAATCGTGAGATCGAGAGGCTCACGAAGCAGGCTCTCGCATTCTCGGCCGCGAACATCGAGGGCTTCGATACTGAGGGTCTCAAGAAGCGGCTCGAAGAACTAGCAGCATATGAGCAACTCTTGCTCGAGCAGCTTGCCGCGAAGCGCAAGGCCGACACCGACAAGGCCACGGCCGACAAGGAGGAGGCCGTGCTCAAGGCCGCAGAGGCCGAAGCGCGAAGCATCGAGGATCTGGCGATCCAGCGTGCGCAGGCCGACAAGGAAGAGTTCGACCGTCGCATCCGTCAGGCTCAGGAGATCCAGCGGCTGACGCAGGATCTGGTGCGCAGTGCGATGGGCGGCGGTGAGTCGAGCTTCGTCACATCAATCGAATCGCAGGCGCGTGATCTTGGTGCGGAGATCAGTACGCTGCAAGGGCGTATTGCCAATGAGACCCTGTCCGAAGAGGAGCTAGGTGCGGTACTCGCTCGTATCGACCTGCTCAAGGCTGGCATCACGCAGTTGACCGAGGTCTCTATCAAGAGCGGTGAAGCACTCGGGGCAGGCTTTGCAGAGACCATCAACACCAAAGTCAAGGACGCGCTGAACACCTACCAGACGGGCGTGGAGTTGGCGCAGAGTGTGAGCAGCTCATTCACCAACACGCTGTCTGGTCTCTTCAATGACTTGGTGATGGGCTCTAAGTCTGCGAGCCAAGCGTTCAAGGACTTCATCCGTGGCTTGATCGCTGGCCTAGTTCAAGCGATCAACCAAGCTATCGCGTCAAAGATCGTCGCCTCGATTCTTGCCTCAATCGTTCCGGGTGGCGCACCGATCGCGGCCGCATCTGGTGGCGTTGTTTCGGGCAGCATGGGAACTCCGAAGACATTCGCCAAGGGCGGCATCATGGCAGGCGCGATGATGGCCGGCGGTCTTCCGATGCACTCCTATGCAGAGGGTGGCGTAGCTCGCTCACCGCAGGTGGCTATCTTCGGCGAGGGCAAAGGTGCCGAAGCCTTCGTGCCGTTGCCCGGCCCGAACCGTGGCATCCCTGTAGAGTTCAAGTCGATGCCGAGCGGCGGCAACATCACGATCAACTACAACCCGTCGATCCAAGCACTCGACGGAAACAGCACCAAGGAAGTCTTGCTGCGCGAGGCACGCGTCATCGGCGACATCATCGCGTCGGAGATCGCCACGGGCAGCAATCGTTCGCTCACCGATGTCGTGCGCTCACGCGCAACGAGGGCGTGATCTATGGCACTGCCGAACATTGTCCCGCGTCCGATCGAGTACGGCGTGTACCCGACGGCCGACTCGTTCGACGCTGGATCGACAACGCTGGACTCGACCTACTTGCAGGGCAACTACTCGCGCTTCGAGCCGATCGGCGCGACGCTGTCGGTCGACGCAGTCACCTTCTGGACGACGACCAATGTGTACGCGTCGACCAACGCCGACCTGCACAACGGCTACTTCAAGACATCCGGCACGGGCTCGACTGCAAACTACGAGAGCGGCGGGCCGGCGGCTGCAATCACAGACCTGACAGGCTCTCTGTGTGGCTTCCAGTACCGTGACTACTCGGCGACCGATGTCGATGTGCGCGGCAGCTTCCGATTCTCAGAGCGTGAGTCTGCGTCAGTTATCACATCGGGCACAGGCCGTTTCGCCTTCGCTCTGGGTGCTCGACTAAATGGAACGATCACCGGCGGCGGCACGGCCAACAGCCGGATGACGGCGGTCAACGGTTACTACTTCGGTCTATTCGGCGGCAACGGCGTGGCCGGCGCACTCAAGATCCGCTACCTGCTCGTCAAGGTCGTGGCCGGCACACCGACGGCCGTGGCGAGCGCGAACTTTGTCACGCCTGACTCCTCGAGCACGGGCAACCTATTCCCGAACGGGACGAACCCCGACCGCGTGCTCAAGTTCACCTGCGTGACCTCGGGCGCGAATGTCGTCCTCACGGGCTATACGCTGGCCGCTGACGGCACCGCGACTCAGGTGCTGACATACACCGACTCGTCGTCTCCGATCACCGCCAGCGGCCGCGTAGGCATTCTGCTGTCAGGGATTACATCGTCTCACCTCGCACTAAGTAGCGGCTCGCTCTCCAAGCTGTGCAACTGGTGGGAGGTTAGACCCAACGGTGGCAACATCGCTCTGCGCGAAAACTGGGAACGCCTGATGCCGAGAGCGGGAGAGGAGTACACGCAGGCCAGTCTCTTGCCGTATGTCGTCGTGCCTCACTCCCTTAGCTATCACTCGCTGATGACCGGCTGGGTCGGCGACTACGCGTCGTACGCGTCGAGCGGCTCGCAAGGCTACGAGAATGCCCTGCGTCTCGACTCGGCCAACAATCGAATCAAGGGCGTGCCCGCCGGCAACGGCCAGCAGGTGTACGCGTTCTCGCAGCGTCGTGCCACCGATCCCCAGTTCCACGACCGTCAGGTGTCGATCACATTCGAGAACGCTGGGCCGGCCGTGGCGCGGACGGCTGGCATCATGTGCTTCGGCCGGCCGGGCTCTAGCACCTACACCAACGCGCTGTATTCGATTCCCAAGTGCTACCTGTTGCAGGTCGCGTACAACGCCTCGGGCACTTTCGACCTCAAGCTCTTCCGCGTGCGCGGTGACATTCCCGGCGTTACGCAGTTGGCGGTCAAGACTGGCGTGAGCCTGACGCTAGGCACGGCGTTCACGCTTCGTTTTCTGTGTGACACCCAAGTCGTACCGAGTCCACAAACGGGCTATGTCCGGCTCAAGGCGTACATCAACGGCACGCAGCAGGTGATGGTCGCCACGACTTCGTCTGCCGATGTAGAGTTCCAAGTTGACGGCACGATGATCGACCGAGGCCAGAATCGTATAAGCTCTGGCCTCGGTCAGGGCTTACAGTTCTCGTCGGCCGATGTGGCGACGGCGAATGTGTTCTTTGACTCGTGGGCCGCTGGCGCAGGTGACGCGTCGTACGACACGCCTGTCGAAGATCAGGCGACCATCGCGGTCGCATCCGAGAATGACGGCGCGACCGGCACACTCTCGGTGCCATACGACTGGGGCGCGACCGAGGAATCAGAGTACCTCGTCAACGACCACAAGTTCGACAGCGATCACCGCTATATGGGCCTGATCCAGTCGCGCACGCGCACGCGTTACACGATCGGCTGCAACGCCGCGACGGCCAGCGAGGTGACGACGCTCAAGAGCTTCTACACTTCGCACAACGGTGTAGAGATTCCGTTTACATGGACGAACCCGAAGGGCACGAGCGTGACGGCGCGGTTCGTCAATGACACGCTGAACATCGAGCAGATCACGCCGAGTGTGTATCGTTGGAGTGCCACGCTCGAAGAGGTACTCGCCGAATGACTGCACCGCTCACAGATGTCGCCACAGCACGCTCGCGCCAACTGGCCGACCAGTACCCGTGGATCTGGCTGTACGAAGTCGAGGTGCCCACGACACCGCCGACCCGCTACCGCCTGACGAACTACGACCGCACGATCTACTTCGGCGCGAGCACTCAGGGCGTGCCGCTCGAGTACACGCCGTTCCCGTGCGTGCAGACCGATGTCGAGCAGAGTGCCGAGGGCGACCTTCCCTCGTTGCAGTTGCAGGTGTCCAACGAGTCGCTGTTCATCAGGTCGATCCTCGAGGACTACGACGGGCTGGTCGGCCAGCCGATCGAGATCAAGCTGGTGCACACGCTCGAGCTCGACAACCCAGCATCGGCTCTCAAGTTCTTCGGCGAGATCCAGTCGTGTCGCGCAAGCCTCGACCGTGTCACTTGGACTATCGGCTCGAGGTCGCTGACCTCGGCCACCTTGCCCGGTCAGCGTTACATCCGAGGGCACTGCCGCTTCCGCTACGGCGACGAGCGGTGCGGCTACGACCTGAACAACTCGGCACTCGCTGCCGCGCACCCGTCGTGTCCTAAGAGCCTGACGGCGTGCGAGCTTCGCGGCGATGCCGAGGTCGCTGCCAGCCTTGACCGTCAGCATCCTGCACGGTTCGGCGGCTGGCCGGGCATCCCGCGCCAAGGTCGCCGGTGATCGTGGCCCGCTAGAATGCGGGCATGACAACGACCAATCGACCGATCGACTCGCGCATGGCCAAGCGTGCGCTGTACGCCGACTTGTTGCGTGCGCCGTACAAGGAAGCCGGCCGCGATCCCAAGACGGGGATCGACTGTCTCGGCGTGGTGTGGGAAGTCTTGCGTCGCATCCACGGCGACGAGGTGCTGCACCGCTTCGATCGACTGCCGGATAGCTTGGCTCCCGACCCCGAGGCCAGCGCACTACGAGCGCACCTGTACTCCGTGCGCGACGACTGGATCACGCTCTCGGTCGGTGAGCTTTGCGTGACGAAGTGCCGCGTGGGAGATGTGGTCTTGCAGATGATCGGCAAAGCACACGACACCCCGCATGTGTCTGTGGTTGTGTGGAATACGCAGCCCGTGACGCTTTTGACTGCGCATCGTGGCCGTGGAGTTGTGGCCGTGCCGGCGCACGCTGCACAGAACATCGTGGCCGTCTACCGCTTGAGGGACTGAAAGATGATCGAAGTCGTACTGATCACGAATGTGTTCTCGGGTGCGCGTCACGCTCCGCGATTCACCGTCGACCGCCCGCGTGCTTTCGTCTGCGACTTGCTGCCGGACGAGTGGCTGGAGAAGAAGCCGCATGTGCTGGCCGTGCGCGGAACGCAGAAGCTGGATTGGGATGCTGAGGTGACGAGCGGCGAGCGCATCGCTTTTGTGATGGCACCGCGTGGCCTCGAGGCCGCGACCATCGCCATGCTGAAGATCGCGCTGGTTATCAATGTCATCGCGTTCGTCGTCATGCGTGCGATGATGCCGAAGCCGCCGAAGAAGCGCGAAGAGAACGAGTCGGCAGTGTACGGCTACCAAGGCATCGTACCGTCACGCGTCGAGGGCGAGCCGATCCCGCTGTACTACGGCGAGATGCGCGTCGGCGGTCAGATCATCAACGAGTTCGTCGACGACTACGGTGCGCTCGGCGCGGACTACCAAGTGTTGGTGAGCCTTGGCGAAGGGCCGCTCGAGCAGATCTGCGGGCAGACCGACTCGACCGTGGCACCGTTGTCTACGGTGGGCTCGAGCATTATCCCGCCCGGCGTGCTGTTCTTGAACGACTCGGACGCGGCGTTCCTTGACGATGTGCAGGCGCAGGTGCGGATGGGCACGATCAACCAAGCCCCTGTAGAGGGCTTTGAGTTCGCGTCCTCGTCCGTTGCGGTGGACAGCATTCTTGCTGGCCCTACCACGACCGCCGCCTCAAGTCAGGCCGTCATCAACTACAACGACCCGACGAAGCTCGAGGACGACACAAGCTCGAACTCGACATGGACTCAGTTCGGAATCACCTACGCCGCCGGCGCGTCAAACTTGGCCGAGGGCGCGGTGGTCAAGGTCTTGCTACCGGAGGGCGCGAGCTACACGAACGACGACGGCAACCAAAACCCGATCTGGACTGGCGTGGCCGTGCGCTACATCGAGCTCGACGGCACGGGCTCACCGATCACAACTGGTGGCCCTGACCTCGACGGCTATGTGCGTCTGCGCCCGTTCCGCTACTACAAGAAGTACGCTCCGGGCATCGCGTACGACATCCGCTTCCCGTTGTACGACCCGCAGACCTTCACGCGTCCTGTCTTGTGCAACTACTTGGACTTCAATGCCGGCGGTGCGGTCAAGGTTGTCTCGACTTCGCCAGTTGATCTCAAAGAAGGAGACCCATACCTGACACGAACTGGACTAGTTGTTCCGACAACTGGCCCAGAGTGGACGACATCTGGAAGCTGTGAGTCGTTCACGGTTGAGATGTTCTTCTATGCTCGCTCGATTGGAGTGCAAGAGAATACTCAGTTCAACACGGGCTCGTATATTCTGAGCTCGGTCTTTAGTGGAAACTGGGTACAGTTCAAGACTGGCAACGATGGATTTACGGTGGGCTGCACGAGCAAGACCTACACACCACAGCCGGGCCAGACCGTGGCTAGGTCGGTGCCGTTTGTCAGCTTTGGAAACGGAACTACAACTTCAACATTCACAGAGCAAGGTGCCGACGCGTCCTTTATTGTGAAGGGAGACCCTACCGATAACTCTGCAACGATCGGATCACTTGGCGACTTGGTCAATGTGCCGAACAATCCTTTGCCGCCGGCAGGCACCGTCTTGGGGCCAGCGAATAACTCCGGCAACAATATCTACACATGGCACCACCTCGTTGCAATCTACGAGAAGAATGCGCAAGGCACACTTAGCCGCGTGCGTCTCTACGCTGACAGCCTCAAGATCGTCGACCAACTGACCACGGCGCAGTGCGTTTTGCCTAGCTTCTCGACGGGTGCTTTCCGCATCAATGGGCCGGGCACGAATGGCCGTCTGTGCAATGTTGCGATCTACAAGAGCGCGATGCCGGAGAGCGAGATCATCTATCAGTACAACAACGGCAACGGACGCCGGAAGATCAACGCTGACCTACATCCAGTTGCCTTCTACCAGCAGAGCACGACCGACTCGTCTGGCAACGGCAACACGCTGACCAACAACGCCGACCAAGGTGTCAGCGTTACGACGGGATTCAGTGTGGCCTTTATCGAAGCAGGTGTGGGCACATCTGCCGTCAAGCGTAGCCGCTACAAGATCGAGGTCTTGCGTCAGTTCAAGGACTCGACGAGCACGCGCTTCGCGGATCAGCAACGGTGGCAGTCGCTGCGGCTCTTAGACTTCGAGCCGTTCCAGTACCCGAGCGCACCTCTGCTGGCCGTAAAGGCTCGCGCTACCAGCGAGATCAACGGCAACATCCCGAATGTCACCTCCGTGGTGAAGGGTCGTCAGGTGCCGGTGTGGGATGGCACATCGACCAGCTTCCCGACCTTCGACCGCCTCTACTCGCAGAACCCAGCGTGGATTGTCTGCGACATGCTGCTCAACAAGGACTGGGGACTTGGCAACACCTTCGACAACACCGACATCGACATCCAGTCGTTCGCGGACTGGGCCGCTTACTGCGACGAAGTCATCTACAACCAGAGCGGCTACACGACTCCCTACAACGCGACCTACCTCACGGGCTCGGCGCAGACTTGGGGCAACATCGTCTACGACTTCGATGTGACCTACCAGACGAACGCGCTGTACTTCTATGTGCCGAAGGACTCGATTCCTGACACGGTCAAGGTCGGCGACTATATCGGCGTGTACGGCCTGCCAGTTGTCGGCGGCTACGCGGACATCAACAACACTAGTACGACCGGCGGCTACAAGATCATCAAGATCGTCAAGCCGACCATCGCGCCGCACATCATCGCGGTCGAGTACACGGGCGACGCGCCGTGGCCGCTGACGCAGACTCTGCTAGCTCAGGGCGTGACGATGGCCGGCACAATCCAAGCACGCCATCCGCGCTTCCAGTTCGACGGCGCACTCGACGAGCCGAACTCGGCGTGGGATGCCATCACGCTCGTGTGCCAGAGCGCACGCGCCGTGCCGATCCGCGTCGGCAAGAGCGTGAGAGTGAAGGTTCACAAGCCTCGCCCTGTGGTCGATATGGTCGGCCCGTCGCAGGTGGAAGAGGGCACCTTTGAGATTGAGTACATCTCGCCGAACTCGCGCTTCAACCAGATCGAGATCGGCTTCCTCGACCGTGACCTCAACTACGAGCGGTCCATGCTCTCGGCCGATCACCCGTCGATCCAGAGCACGACGGACACCGGCCTGATTCGTCGCCGGCAGTTCTTCCAAGAGGGCGTTGTGCGTCGTGCTCAGATCGCACGCCAAGCTCAGGTGCTGCTGAACAGCGAGCACTTGATCCGTCGCAAGGGTCGGTTCATCGGCAGCGTGGATCTGCTGGGCCTCGAGCCGATGGATGTCATCCAGATCTCGCACGATGTCATCGACCGTGGAATCTCTGGCCGTGTGCTCGATGACTCCTTGTCGCCGGGCTACGGGATCACGCTCGACCGAACAGTCGTGCTCGCGCCCGCGACGACCTACAAGCTGCGGATCCGTTCGCAGGACGCGCCGGCGGGATTCAATCCTGACGAAGTGACGATCACAACTGCGGCCGGCACGATTTCCTCGGGCGTGCTCTTGTCCTACACGCCGAACCCGACCTTCACCCCAAAGAAGAACGACATCTACACGATCTACGCGGACGGCGAGGGCATGCTGGCGCAGGTTGACACCATC